ACCATATTGCGGCGCGGTTCCCGCAGCACCAGCGCCAGCGATCTCTACATCAAAGGTGAGTTGTACATTTTTGCCGGCGATGATTTTCCCATCGTTGGAAAAATATGGTTTGATCACATTGCGTGCCGCTGACAACAGCGCCATCGGTGTCAGTTTTGGATTGATACACAGGATGGCGTTGGCCGCTCCAGTGGGCAATGAGTCTGTGCCGTAGGTGCCTTCAATTTTTGCAAGCAATACTACTTTTTTCGATTTTAATGCCATCTCACACCTCGGCTGGTTGGGTTGTTGTTACGGGTGCGGACAAAGCCGCGAAAGGGTCTGGCTCAGCTTCACGTGCGCAATTGCCTTGTGGGTGATTGCGCGTCTCTTCGACGCGGATGCGCTTGCCATTTTTATCCACGAGGTAACTTCCGCCCTGCCCTGCAAATTCATCTTGATAATCCATATCAACCTCTCACATCGGGTGTGGTATCGAGTACCCAGTACTCAATCAGGTAACTCATCGTTGCTTCGCCAGTTGGCTTTTCACCATCGCCTTTAAGTTGGATACGCGTATCGACCAATGTCACATTTACACTCAAGCCACCAAGAAATCGGTCTGCTGCCAGCGCTTTTTCTACTTCCAAACAAATCTGATCGAGCTGATCATCAATTGCATCACCACGCGCCAAGGCTTGCACGGTTAGGTGCGCCAGCCGATTGATATTGCGCGGTGTATTGGCGGCCAAGCTGCCTTCGCTATAGCTGCTCACCGTATCGGCATCGGCCATCACCAAGATGCCTGGCAATTCTGCCTCGCTCAGTGGCCATACACGGTTCGGATATACCTTGGAACCTGTTGTCGCCAACCCAGTCAGGAGGGTGACAACCGCATCTCTAATTTGCTTGCGAATGTGCGCCATCGTTAAATCGCCGACAGTTGCAACACTGTCATGCCGTTGCCATCCGGTTGAATCTCGCGCACTTTGAAAGTGCGTGCGCCAATCACTAACAACGATCCATGCACAGCTGCGCTTGCTGTTACGTCTGCTGTTTTAACATGCGCAAATGGGTTGAAATCTTCGACCATACCTAGTTGTTGCATGTACGCTTCATCAAAAATAACGTTGGTTGCAAAACCATTGAGCGTGGCAGACTTGGCAAAGTCCGCAGGATTCATAAACACGTCCAATGGTTCGGCAAACATTATTTATTTGCCTGGTGCGGGTGGCTGAGCGATTTGCGCTAAAGAAGCGGAAACGGCGGCAGCTACGGCAGCATTAAACTCAACTGTGCCAACGGCAGGAATAGAGGCGGCATTTGCAGCGATAGCGGCTGCTTGTTTTGCTGCTTTGGCTGCGGCGATAGCGATGTCTTTGTCTTGAGTGCCACGACCCGACGATAAGATCGCAGCTACATCATCTGGGGATGCATCAATAGCCTCGCCTACAGTGACTACTTGACCCTCATACATCAGGGCTTCTATTGCATAAATTCTTGGCATGTCTTTCTCCTAAATTATTTAAAAAAAAGAGAGGGCGGGTTCGCCCTCTCATTTCATTACACTGTCAGGCCATCGGTCATCACTGCGAAGCACGCTGGGTTGCGCACTGCGAAGTCGATGAACTGGTTAGCAGTTAAACGGTACTGACCGCTCGATGCCAAGGTGTACGGATCCACAACAATGTCCAAACCACCGAACAAAGCCAACAGCAGATTCGACCAGTCGCTTGAAAATGCCAACGAGCTAGTGACGCCAGCTGCTGTTCCTTTGGTGCCGTTGCTGACCATATTGTTGGTCACGCCAGCACGGTAGCCATTGAGCGGTTGTGCACCGTTGTCCCACAAGAAGTTAGGGAATGTGGTGCCGACCTTAGGTTGTGTCTTCGCCCAGCCGCGAGTCTTGGTGTTGATGATGTAGCCAGCCAATTCGTCAGGCTCGGCGTTGGCATTCGCGCAAGCGGATTCCAGACCAACCAAGTGCGACCAAGTAACCTGTGCGCCGTTGGTGCCGCCCACTACAGCGCCGATACCAGCCTGATTGATCAAGCCGCGTGGTTGTGGTGCAGTACCTGTACCATTGATACCGAAGTTGTCGATCATCACTGCCAAGCCAGCAGAGAGATCGGCATACAACATCGCATCGACATCCAAGCTGGATTGGATCAGTGCCTGCTTAGAGTAAGGGATGGTGCCGCCGACGCGTTTTGGAGAGAGCGAGATTTGGGTGGTAGTTGGATTGGTGTCCGTGAAGGTCGCTAGTTCAGTTGCATTCTGCAAAACAGAAGCCGCAGATTTACGTGGAATAGCGATGTTGGATGTCAGGCCGCCCAAGATACGGATGCCCATCTTGTTCAACACAAGCGCATTACGCAATACATCTACGAATTCGCCACCCAGTACAGACGTTTGCACCAGATTGCCCGCATTGCCAGCTGTCGCCACATCAAACGCACGTTGTGCACGTTGCGCTTGAATACGGTTGGCGATTTCAGCGGGAACGAAGAAGCCTTCAGGCGACATTCCGGTGCGTTTAGAGACGGCTTCCGATGCAGCTAGCTCAAGACCTGCATTTTTCCAGTCTTTGTTTGCGGCAGCATGGATTGCACGTGCGAGTGAATATTCACGTGTCTCATCGCTGTTCATACCGATGTTGATGTCGTTTGTGTTGCTATGCTTGGTCGTGATCTTATCCATGATCGCATTCTGGAATTCAGAAACGGTCTTGCCGGATTTGATGTACTCGCCAACCAACTTGTCAGCACCATACTTGGTGTATGTTTCGGACAGCGCGAGCAAATCTGCTACGCGTTTTTGCTCGGCTTGCAAGCCTTGATTTTCTTCAGCCATGATAGCTTTCCTTTCGATGATTACGATGGGTTCGGGTTGTACTGCTGGGGTCGCCGGTTCCACCTGGCTGGGTGCGGCTGCTACTCCCGTAGCGGCTGCTCTGCCAACACCGACCGAGGTGTCAGCAGGGATAGATACGATGGAGATTTCAAACGGAGTCCACTTGGTGACGCGGAAAACAGGATCGCTATCAGCCGCTTCAGATTTGGCTGCGCGGGTGGCGAAGTTTTCGCCGTGCAATTCTTTTTGACGTGCTTCAAACTCTGCCCAAGAGAAGCGGCGCAGTTGGCGATCTTCGCCTTCGCCATCATCTGCTTCCAACTCATCGATCATGTAACCAACCGATACCAGTGAGCGAATACCATCTTGTACGTCTTGAAAAATCTCATTCGCTAGTTGGCCACGGCCAAAGCGCACTACAGCACGACCTACTTTGTCGGTGTCGATTTGGGCGGTATCAATAACGCCGATCTGATCTTCAGTATCGTGATTGAGCAATAAAGGATGGCGGCCATCGGCAAGGCGCGATAGATCACATGATCCGGGTGCATGGTCCAGGATCTCGATGCCGAACCAACGTTCGTAAGGGGCTTCGCTGCTGAATGCCAGAGGCACGGTACGGGTCGTCACATCAATTGTGCCGTCGCGGGTGATGTTGAATTGGCGTTGGAATTTCATAGTTGAATCATCCTTTCTTAGGTGCAACATTTTCACGGGCGGAAGTTGCAATCTTTTTCAAGCTACTAAGAGCCACGCTTCTTCAGCTGCGCGGATTTTTTGTGGCCTCACAAATCGTTTTATTTTTACGATACCTAATACGCCGACCGCATTACATTGCGCATCCTCAAGCTGTATGGATGCGGATGCATTGATTGTTTGGTAATAAGTGGGGCGTAGATAGATCGGGCTGAAATAGGTGTTTTTACTACTGCCGCCGGTCTTGGGTCGGTACACCAAGGCCGTCGCAAAACACTCGGCATCATCTAGCGTGATGTCTGCACTGGCATTGATCGCTGCATAGCCAGAGCCACTGGTGGCAAAAGCACCAGCCTGCGTATCATCCAGTGTGATGCTGGCAGTGGCGTTGATCGAGAGTGAGGAGGTGGATATGCACGCCAGATCGTCCAGCGGGATAGAGGCGCTGCCATCGAGTGCGAGTGAGGCTGATGATACGGTGGTGGCATCCTCAAACGTGATGGACGCTATCGCTGTGATGGCTGGCGTACTGCTGACCGTGCCAGATGCGCTGAGAGAAGCATCCCCCAGAGTGATACTGGCAGTGGAATTAATCGAGAGTGATGCAGTGGATGCGCACGCTATATCATCCAGCGGAATAGAGGCGCTGCCATCGAGCGCGAGTGATGCAGATGATGCAGTTGTGGCATCCTCCAGCGTGATGGCCGCTGTCGCTGTGATGGCGGGTGTACTGCTGACAGTGCCTGATGCGCTGACAGTTTCATCCTCCAGCGTGATACTAGAAGTGGCATTGATCGAGAGTGATGCGGTAGATACGCACGCCAGATCGGCTAGCGGAATAGAGGCGCTGCCATCGAGCGCAAGTGAGGCTGATGATACGGTGGTGGCATCCTCTAGCGCGATAGCCGCTGTCGCTGTGATGGTAGATACACCGCCGCCGCTATCGGCAGCTTGTAACATGCCGCCGCCGCGCAACCAGTCCCATTGGGTCCATGGTGCGGGTGGTGCGTTAAAACTTACATCGTAGCTTCTGCCATCATTCAGTGACCAGGCATTGGTTGCGGGTGCGGCTTCAAACGCGACCAGTATTGCCCGACCGTCGAGTAACGACCAGACGTTCTCTGCCATGATTAAGCGGCGATTGCCGCCTCAATGTCGATCGCTACTTGAGCGTTCATCGTAGCGATACCTTGAGCGCGATGTGCAGGGCATAAGTCCATGCCTTGACTTGTGCCTACTGGTAATCCTGATAAGTTTATAGCACTTAATGCCACAACCACCGTATCGGCACCAACCGACAAACAAACATCACAAATCTTTTCGGTAGCCATAAATTACCCCTTAAATTGCATCAGTAAATTCTTCTGTCATGCCGCTAATAAGAACACGACGGTTAGCGGTAGTCACCGCAACTGAATTCCAAAACACAATTCCTTCGCCAGGCTCAAGAATAATTTGCCCTTCATCGCTTTCTGGCATGAAATCCTTCTCGAAAGGATTCCAGTGGCCGCCGCCGCCAGTTACCAAATCCATAGTTTGTACAAATACGCTATACAGTCTTGCGCCAAGCGTGATTGTCATGCCTGTACTTGCTGTTCTAACGTTGGTTATTGGTGCGGCATCAATAGTTTTGCGTTTCGCTAGAGTGATAGCCGCTCCAGATGGCGTTCCTGTATAAGTGAACAGATTGACAGATACCGCGCCAGCTACAAGATCAACAGCAAGTGCAGTGAATTGGCTTTGAATAGTTACCCTATCAATGCCAACTTTTATTCCGCTTAGAAGTGGATTAAATACCCAAAGCAATCCAGTGGTAGTGCCGTTTGATACCGCAATCGGATAAGTAAGAATTCCTGATTCATATCTAGGCTTGCTCAAGTAGTCACGGTCACTCGATAAGACAACAAAGTCCTCGTGCACTACATTCGCACCTTTCGTGCGAGTGCGA